AGACTCCCTTCAATAAAAATGTGAATGAAAAATGTCCAAACGACATCCAACATTTTCCTAATGAAGAGGACAGCTCAAAAAGAACTGTAAAGTGGTGCTGACCCGGCACAAAGACCAACAAGGATTCGCAGCATACATGGCAATGTCATGTATCTGTACTACTTGTTAAGATAAGATAAGGGATAGGATGAGCTTCCCAGCCATCTTAAGTCGCTAATTAATCATTAATATGCACAAAGATTATCAATTTCGTCCGAAAACGGATCAAAATCGTCTGAATGATTATTAAGAATGTAAATTAGTAATGTTGAAAACAAATCCAATGATTTATCAGTATTTGATAACAAAACCAAATCGTACTGTCTAAAAACAATAATTTCATAGATAATTTCTAAAAGTCTAATAAGAGGGTGACCTCCTTTAAATATAACCTCTACCGAATTAAATTTTTGCCAACCTAGTATTTCTACCATAGTTAAAACAAAATTCTCCTTCGAAGGGATTGCACGTTTGAGAGCAAACTTTTGAAAGGGCAATTGAATACTATTATTGTATTTGTCATGAAATTCTATGAGCTTGTCTGATTTATGACTTGCAATTGATTCAACTATATCACTCAAGATAGTAGTCACTTTATCATATGAAATCCCTGTAGAACAGGAGATATAATTAATGGACTGACGAGGAAAACTCATTAGCCCGATAAGAGGTGACTCTATTCTTGAAAATAGTAAAAGATCAAATGTCATACCAATGTATCCAACAGTAGTTGCAGGTGCTGTAAATTGTGAACCTATAGTCCACCATTCAAAACTCCAATCTGAGTAAAACTTGATATCAGAAGATGTGCCGTAAAACCAGTTATATAATTGTTTATGCTCTCCTTTTAAAGGGAGGGTTAAAGCTTTGTTAACATGGCCTTGGACAAACTGTGATCTTTGGGATAACTCAGTTAGAGAAGTAGTGGGAGAATAATAATTATTAGGCGAATTTTGCCAAGTTAAAATTAAATTACCCTGCGTTGTTGTAGGACACTGTGGCACATAAAATAATGCACAGTTCAACCATAAATGTCTCTGATACATTCCTGCTGTCGTTGACAGTATTGTACCAAGATTGGTTGTTGCTGGATTAAGAAATCCAGTTCTATTACGAAATAAACTAGGTATACCAGGCATCTGAAGAGGTTCAATAATAACTGACCCATTTACCCTAATGCATGGAGTTTTACCATAAACTACATCCTTAATTGTTAAGGGAGCAGGTGTGTAATCTGCAGAATGGGAAGAAGGTAATTGTGTAATTGACACTACTGGAATTTGTTCCTTAAGTGCAGTTATAAACTTTTCTTCCTTAGTTCCTGAGACTATTTGACCTGAAATTTGCGGTTTAAAGGACTCTTTTGCATTTGGCACGAGAGGCTTATTAGTATCGTTTAGCATATCAGCTACCTTGAGAATAGAATTTGGTAACTTGTTCATTAGACCATCAACTGGGTTTTCCATAGTTGTTACAATAGTGTCAGCAATTGACAGTCCGGTATTGACAAGTTTATTAAGTGATATATCATTTTTACCAATTTTTGTTTTAGTATTGGCGTTTATTTTAACTAACTTTTTATTTTGGACTTTAGTGTCCTTTTTATTTTGTTTTGGTTCGAATACCTTAGCTTTTGCTTTTGGCAAAGATAAAGATTTGATATTTTTCATAGTTGGTTTTGATGTTTTTTTGCTCATTGAGTCTTGTAGTCGTAATATTAAAATAATATACTCTAAAAACTAACACTAACAATCAAATATCATGTGAATCGACGTTCGCACATGAATATACTATAAGCCACTAAGTGGTGAACGTACAAAATATTTACATATAAGTTAATATAATTAGAAGGTGTTCTTAGAGAACCAATCTTCATCGAGGACCACATAATATGATTCCTTCTCAAATAAACTCAAGTCTGTACTTGCTTCTGGGTAGTCATTCCTAAGAACAATAGGCCCGTCAGGCATGGGAAAAAATATAGAAAACCACTCTTCAAAAGAAGAGCTTTTCATCTTCCATGCTGTAATAGAGGTAAACCTCCACAGATTATAAAATTTATTTAAGAGGAGATCATGTAATTCAGATATCCTTTCCATCTTACAAATGATGGAACTAACTTTGGTCTCTCCGAAGAAAGAAGAGAAGGATTCAAACCTATCTTGGAAAAAATGAAATGTCTGGTCACTACAAGAGAGATCAGCTAATCTAAAATTTAATATCCTTTTTGAATGTATCATATAGGCAATAAGCTTTGTAGCCATTGCTCCACAGAATTCAGATTCAACTATAGTATTGTCAATGCGCAACTGCGCCTTATCTACTAATCTACTAAAGCTACGCAAAAGTAAGGCACGTTCTTTATTAAGGTTTTTAACCCGAACATGTTCCCAACTTGGCCTTGCACCAGTAAATTTCCGTATTAATCGGACAACTTCTATAGGAAGAACTATCAATAAAATATCAAGTTTCTTTTCATATATCTTAGCCTCAAGAGATGCTTGTTCTGCCTCGAGGACAACAGATTTTTCTGTTATTGTCTTATCGATTTCGTTAAACACCTTATTAAAGCTATTTTCATAAATATTCCAAAGAGGAGCAGAGAGCTCCTGAGTAAGATATAAATTATAATATCTTCTTCTAATCTTCCAATTATCTTCATCACTAACATCTTCTGGACACAGACACTTAAGCCCTAATCCACCGAGATCCTTACTCAACCACATATCTTTAAGATTTTTATCTGGGACAATTCGCCCCATGTGTTTGTTTAAGAAACCAAGTTGGATATTCTTATTCCAATTGAATGTTTCTGCGAGGTCCGAGAAATTCTCAGATGTCAGTGATCCAACATTTTTAATATTATTATCACAATAGATCGACAAGTTAAGGTAATCAATCCTTTTAGTATCATAAAATACAACTGAATTAAGTTGTCTACAAGTACGAAAAGGACATATAATTGATTTCTCATTTATTTTAAGCCCATAACTATCTGATATCTTCTTGTGATTAAGAACTTCATCAAGCGATTGCAACGGTGCATAAGCATCATCTCCATTTATTAATAGAAAGTGGAAGAGACAATCCTCCCTGTCTGCCATATTACTCCTATGAAAACTAATTAGTTGATCATGGATGATATATTGGACAGGTTTAGATTGTTCACTTCTACACTCAAGGTGATTACCACAAAAGTGGTTGAAGATGATACGATTATAGCTCCTGGCATATTCAAGTTCTAAAAATGTTGCAAAGTTTGCTACACAAAGTAAAGGGAAGGACAAAGGTCCTCCCATAAGTTGTCCATTGGATTGTCTCAAGGTCATTCCTTGATCATCTTGCCATCTAAAGTTCTGTTTAATCTTGTCGATTAGATAGTCTTCATCCGGCTGATTGTAATTAACAATCATCATTCCATCCAGAGTTAAATCTCGTGGTGACACAATTTCCTTTACAATGTTAGTATCCTTTAAATCTAACTTATATATTTTACAAACTTCATTTATTAATATTTCAGTAACAGATGGTTTAAGGCCGTCTGTTGCAGCAGAATAATCAACCGAGTAATCATATTTAAATGTGATACCAGAATTGACAGCTCTACCAAATTTTTCATCAAAATCATTAGCCATAGTAGAAAAACCAGAATCTTTCCAGTCTTGGAGCATAGCATGCTGGACAGCAATTGCTGAACATTGATGCTTAACCCCCTGGATCGTAAGGAATCTAATCTTATTTGCTTCGACTGACAAGGTTACCCTTGCCAAATTTGTCTTTTGATGATCATCTAGCAGGTCATGATACTCGTTTTGACAACGCGGTAAATCACCTGAAATATTAAACTTATCACTATTCAGTATCTGATAACCACCTCCCGTACACCTTGTATACTCGTATGTTGACTTTTTAGTCGGCGGATGTAAATCTTGTTCCAAATTAATTTTCCTATTTTTAAATATTAAAGAGGCAGCCATTTTCAAGAAATATCTTGATCTGACTGAAATTGGTTCAGGATCTGCAGTGAGTAGATTTAATGTATCAGTAACTGAAATGATAATCTGCTCAGCAAGCAAGGCGCCACATCCACGTTTCATCATATTAATAGAATATATATAATTCAGTGATTTGACTTTGCCTGCACTAGCAGAATGAATATTATAGTAAAGGATCTTCCTCAGAGTAAAGGGTAAAAATTCTTTGAAGTTTTCATAAGCTTCAACCCAGGATGAATGATTTATTGACTCTTTGTCAAATTGTAATATACCTTGGTAGAATGCCTTGAATCTTTTGTAGAACCCTAAGTAGTCCTTATAATCTATAATATTTTTGTAAAATAAAACTAAATCCCTATATAGGCGTGTAGGATTGCTGTTGATTGTCTTTTCGACCCACTTTGTTAAAAAAAAGGTGGGTCTAAGGAAAGATTCGATTATCATTAATTTGTTTTCGAATTCTCTCTTAGATGACAGCTGTGATGCTACTGACGCTACACTTTCTCCTTTACGGGAATCTGTTTTGTCTTTACTCCTAGGGTGGGAATCATAATTTGATTCTCTTTTTCCCTTATTATTTTTTGAAGCAGGGGAGTATGTTACCTGTTTCTTTTTGTTTTCAACAAAAATCTTTCGCATTCCTAAAAATACTTCATTCTGAAATATCTCTGTGTTGCTAGGGCTGATTTTTAACGCTCCTAAGACTAGTATTTTTACCTTACCTACTAACTTTTCTAATAGGTTACTTGTCATTGTAATAAGTAATTTTATTTAATAGTTTACTAATACTATTTGTATGCCGTTAGGGGGCATACTACCCCATTGTTTATATTATATGACAATGTTAACATATTTGTACATTTTGCATTTTATTAAAGAGGAGAAAACATATATCGCACTAAACAAATAGATAAATATATTTGTGTACAAATCCTCTGGATACTATGTTATAGTTAGACGTAGATAGGCCACTGCACCAGTGCAGGACTTCTATTACTTGTCAAAGCTATTATAATGCTCTATTACCTACATTAGGTAGCTTCCTTAACACACATCTATAGTAGTCACCCTAAAGTGATATCCTATAGAATGTCGAGGTGCCTATCACCCGGTGCAACGCTCCCAGCATACTGTAAGAGTTACCTCTTACATTGCCTGCCCACACCGTGATGATTACCCTCAGTGACCTGTAGTCTTTT